AATTAAAACAAAACATAGAAGTAAGATGGGGTGATCCCACAGTAGACATGGAGTGAACTAATGAACGCTTGGCATGACGTACTAGAGGAGCTATCACATGAACATGAAAGTATTTAAACAAGTTTATAATGAACTTAGTTTACTACAAGAAGAAGATGCTGACGATCTAAACATTGCAGAGGAATCTCTGATGGCAGCCATGACATTTACCATGACCAACGCACCATCTGTATTGAATGGATTGTGCTTGATATCTAATACGTTTAATGGTATACTAGCTGAGTACACACTAAAAGATATACAACTTAGAGGAGAATGACATGAATATTCCTGAGTTTAAAGACATCGAAGATGTTGAAAAATTTCTGCGTTATGGTGGTGACGAATGGTGCCGCCCAATGGTAGAAGAATATATGGAGCTAATTGCATACGATTCAAAGCCAGAAGATATTAATATTCAAGAACTAAATGGATGGATTGAACACGAAATGCGTTCCCTTTCAGACGGTTACGAAAGCCGGAACGATGACACCGCTTGAAGCTATAGAAGAAACTCTTGAAGTTCTAAGCCAGCTTCAGTTGAATGGCTCAGTAAAACTGGAAGACAGTGACAAGATGTCACAATGCATTCAGCAACTACACTCAATACGTTTCAACCTAAAGATGAAAGAGAACCAAAATGTTTAACCATGATGTACTTAACTTTAACGTAGAAAAGTTTTCTCTTGGTGCGTTCAACCCTAACTTTGGTGGGGTTGATGGAGGAGAGATTCATCCGTCATTGGGCGTGGGTCTGCGTCGAACTGATAGCGGAGAACCTATTGCTATTGTGTCTGAGGCATACGAGCCAGTACAGTATCTTGATCTTGTAGAAAATCTTGAACAGTCTATTGCTATGTCAGGTATTGATCTTGATGGTGCTGAGTTTGAAACCAATGTGATTGGTCATGGTGAACAGCTAGAACTTACTGCTAAGTTCAACGCTGAAGCTACTACCATTGATGGAAGGAATGACTTGGTTACGCCACAGTTCAAGTTCCGTACCAGCCACAACAGAACATGGGCTAACAACGGGATGATGGGTTACTTCCGATCAGCCTGTTACAATACTCTTGTTGATGGTAACAAGCTGGCCTATGTGTATGGTCGCCACTCAAAGAACTTCTCTGTTACCAGCTTTGCCAGTAAGATCAGGGCTGCATCTGACTTCATTGCTAACGATGGTATGGATCAGATGAAAGTGTGGTATAATACAACGGTTGATCGTGACACTGCGATCTCACTGTTCAGTAATACACTTGCAAAGCGCATGGACAATGTAAGCAAAGCACAGGTTCCTAACAAGGTGATGCTATCCAACCTGATGAAAACCTTTGACGAAGAGAACCGTCACATCATTGGCCGTGGTCACTACGAAGGCTATAGTCAGCAGACTAAAGGCACACTATGGACTGCGTATCAGGCAGCTACAGCATGGTCTACCCATGTACCTAAAGCTAACACCCGTGTACTGCGTGAAGACAAGGTACGTAAGATGTTGGCATCACCGCACTGGAAAGAATTGGAGGTTGCCTAATGGCGAAGAAGGCTGATGGTAAGTACGACCCGACACAACATCGGATCAAGAAACGTACATCAATCGGGGCGGGAACTCTTTCCCGTCCCACCAATAAACATAAGAGACGTAGTTTTAAAAAGTATAGAGGGCAGGGTCGATGAGTTATATAATAACACAAGCTCAAGAAGATACAGTTAAAGATGTAGATGACATTGACTTAATGATAAACGAAGATAAAGAAGAGGTGTATACTTTTCCTTCATATGAAGATGCCGCTGCATATCTTATGTGTCACGGTATAAAGGAATTATCTGGTGGATTTCCCTTTAACATAAAGATTGAAAGATTGCAATGAACTACTTAAAGATTATTATACTTAACTTTATATTCTTTATTATCCTTTCTGTCTTTGCATCTCAGGTAAGGGCAGACAACCTTTCATGTCTAGCAGAGGCAGTATACTTTGAAGCACGTTCAGAATCTTTTGTTGCACAACTTGCCGTAGCAAACGTGGTGCTGCAACGAGTGCAGTCAGAACATTATCCAGATAATATCTGTGATGTTGTCCGTCAGGGTAGAACATGGAAGGGTAAGCCCGTCAGAAACAAGTGTCACTTCTCATACTGGTGTGATGGTAAGCCAGAAACTATTGCAAATGTAGATGCTTATAATGAAGCAGTCAGCGCAGCAGAGCTTGCTCTACAGGGCGTTGTGCTACTCCACACTGAAGGAGCAACCCACTATCATGCCTCTTATGTCACACCTTACTGGGCATTGGATGATCGCTTCTCTCTTGTGGGGCAAATAGATAAACATGTATTTTATATTGACAACAGCCGGTGACAGGAGTATAATATGACAGAAGACACTAACTTGAAGTCCGCTTGGGACATATTAAATACTAATGTTAAGATGTTAAAAGCTAGAATAAAAGAACAGGAAAAATTAATTGATGACCTAAGAAAAGAACTAGCAAAAGAAAAACAAACAAACGCTAATACTGGGTGGGTAGAATACGATGACGAAAATATACGATCTTGATTGGCACCGTTTACAAAAAGAAAATACTTTAAGAAAATCTTTAGGATACGGCGAAGAGTTGTGGTTGTTGATGAAGAAGTCAGGCTATGATGTTACAAGCCAACAAGATAGAGAAGAGTTTTTCAAAGACTTAGAGGACTTAGAGTGAGATGGCTAAGAATTTATGGCAGAAAGAACGCAGTGGTTTAATGCGTGACCTTATCAGGGAGTATGTTGATGAGGGTTATGTATATAAAGAAGCTAAGAAGTTAGCAAAGAAAGAAGCAGATAATATTATGGAAGATAAAGTTTCTTTTGTGCATGAACTATGGGAGGATACCTTTGATGACTGTTGAATTGATTGATCACATGGGCAGCGATCTCAGCGTTGTTAATGCAGCACGGGTTAGCTTTGATAAAGAATCATCTTGGGAAACAATACCTTTTGGTGGTCCAACTGAAGGAGTTCTTCAAGATAAAGATATTAAACTGATAAAGTATCTTGCCAAGCATAACCACTGGACCCCCTTTGGTCATGGCTCTGCACAGTTCAGGATCAAGGCACCCATCTTTGTAGCACGACAACTTATGAAACATCAAGTTGGTCTTGTCTGGAATGAGGTTAGCCGTAGGTATATTAAAACAGAACCAGAGTTCTGGTCGCCTGATTACTGGAGACAGAGTGCAGAGAACGTGAAGCAGGGATCATCAGAAGATGCTACACCATCACAGAACATAGTAGATCATATGTATATAGACGCAACACGCCACTGTCTTGATGCATATAAAGCTATGTTAGGCATAGGTGTGTGTCCTGAACAAGCACGAACTGTGCTGCCACAAAGCATGTTGACAGAGTGGTACTGGTCTGGTACACTGATGGCGTTTGCAAGGATATACAAACTACGGTGCAGCAAAGACGCACAGGTTGAAACCAGTAGCGTGGTTAAACCAATCGGAGATCATATGGAAAAGTTATTTCCTGAATCATGGAGTGCGTTATGTGGAAGTTAGTATTGAGAAAGGAGTGGGGAGATGTGGAGATTAAATCTTTCACTACTAAAAAGGAGGCAGAAGAAGAACTTCAAAACCGTGAACAACTCACTCAACATGTTACCGGATTACCTACAGAAAGAGTTTATCAAATCAAGAAGGGATAGAGCTATGGAAGTTCTTGTTGAAGTATACAAGCCAAAAGAAAGAGGACATATACAGACATGCTTTAAAGCACCGTGGCGTAAGATGGAGATGGTTGATAAGATAGAGACACTGGTATCAATAGAAAAGGATATAGCTGCACACCGACAAGAGTTATGTAAAGAACTCATGGAAAACAGTAAAGGTAAATGGTAAACTTAATTGAGTCTTAGTAGTAGAGTTTCTACGAAACTACTAAGGCTCAATTAATATGGAGAAGTTTATGGAACTTAAAACACACCAACCCTGCCCCGACTGTGGTTCGTCAGACGCACTGGCATACTACGAGTGGGGAACTAAATGTTTTAGCTGCGACGAATCCAAGCCCTATAGAAATGGAGAACAGATGCCAACCCAACCAACTCAGGTTATCAAAATGCAGAATGAAAATCCCTCATCCTTTACCTTCTCAGCTATTGCTGACAGAAAGATTACTCTTGATACCTGTAAGAAGTATGGCGTCACTGTAAGTAAGAGTGGCACCATTGTAGATAAACACATGTACAAATACTATGACAAGAATGGCAATCATCTTGCATCAAAGTTCCGGCGTACCAGTGACAAGCAGTTCTGGTCTGAGGGTAATCTTTCTGAGTGTGGTTTGTTTGGTCAGAATATCTTTGGTCAGACAGGTAAGTTTGTCACGGTGTGCGAGGGTGAGATAGATGCCATGAGTGCCTATGAACTGATGGGATCGAAGTGGCCCTCAGTGTCTATCAAGAACGGCGCACAGTCTGCCGTGAAAAATTGTCAGCAGTCTCTGGAGTATCTTAACAAGTTTGATACTATTGTTCTCTGCTTTGACAATGATAAGCAGGGCAAGGAGGCAGCACAGGCAGTTGCTAAACTGTTTGAGCCTAACAAATGTAAGATCATGGACCTTGAACTCAAGGATGCCAATGAGTATCTGAAGACAGGTCAACGTGAGAAGTTTACTCAGGCATGGTGGAGCGCACGTACATTTACACCGGCAGGTATTATCAACCTTGCTGACCTTGGCCGTAGCCTGTACGATGAGACACACAACGAGACTTGTCCCTACCCGTGGTCCGGTATGAACGACAAGACCTATGGCATCAGGACAGGAGAGCTTGTCACGTTCACCTCCGGTGCAGGTATGGGTAAGTCCAGTATCATGCGTGAGCTTATGTATCATATTATGCACAATACCAAAGATAATATTGGTGTCCTTGCTATGGAAGAGAACACGAAGCAGACTGCCTTCAACCTTATGAGTGTGGAAGCTAACGCTAGACTGTACATTAAGGAGATACGTGACCAGTACACACAGGAACAGTTGGATGATTGGCAAGCCAAGACGATTGACTCCGGCAGGTTCTTTGCCTTCGATCACTTTGGCAGCATGGAGAACGACGAGATACTTGGACGTGTCAGGTACATGGCAAAGGCTCTTGACTGCAAGTGGGTCTTCCTTGATCACCTGTCTATCCTTGTATCAGGACAGGAAGACAACGGCGATGAGCGTAAGTCTATCGACATCCTGATGACCAAGCTTCGTTCTCTTGTTGAGGAGACAGGCATTGCCCTGCTACTGGTCAGCCACCTACGTCGCCCATCAGGTGACAATGGGCATGAGAATGGCCGTGAGGTTACCCTGTCACACCTACGTGGCTCTGCTTCTATTGCCCACCTATCTGATGCAGTGATTGCACTGGAGCGTAACCAACAGGCAGACGATCCTATCGAAGCTAACACTACATCTATCCGTGTCCTGAAGAACAGGTACACAGGTGACACTGGTGTGGCTTGTCATCTTCACTATGATGGTGATACAGGACGCATGACACAGATCGACAACCCCTTTGTGGAGGACGGTGATGAGTGAGGTAAGGAAAAAGTTTGACAGAACTCTGTATGAGATTGCTGACAAGGCTGCTAAAAAAGCTATGGTATCTTGGTTAGAAAATAAAGATCATACTAACATAGATACTAATGAAACAACTTACTTTGATATAGTTTCAACAGTAGGTCCAGACCTTCCAAGGCATCTCTATGAAGTGGAGGTGAAATATTCTTGGAAGGATAATGAATGGCCCGATAGTTGGAAAGAGTTACGTATCCCTCATCGTAAGCAGAGACTTCTTGACAAGTGGAAGAAGGAATGTTACAATGACCTACTTACTTTTGTGGTCTTCAACCATGACTGCACTATGGCATGGCACGTAGATGGTAACACATTGTTAGAGTGTGAAGTTAAAGAAGCCTCTAACTATAAGATAAGAAAGGGAGAAAAATTCTTTCACATTCCCGTAGAAGATGCATACTTAGTGGACATGACAAATGAGAGCAGTAGTTGATATAGAAACAGATGCTATCAATGCAACCAAGATACATTGTATCGTAGCAAGGAGCAAAGAAACAGGACAGACACGGCACTGGATAGGAGATGAATGCCGTGACTTCAGGGAGTGGTCGAAGAAAATAGATACCTTTATTATGCACAATGGTATCAGCTTCGACGCTCCCTTACTTAATAAGTTTACTGGTTCTGATATTAAGATAGATCAGATTGATGATACACTTATTAAGTCACAGTTATATAATCCTATACGTGATGGTGGTCACTCCCTTGAGTCATGGGGTAACTTCTTCAACCACAAGAAGGGTGACTACCATGACTTCTCCCACTTCAATCAAGATATGTTGAAGTACTGCTACACCGACACGGCTGTAACAATGGAGACGTATGACTACCTACAGGAAGAAGGTAAGAAGTTCTCTGATGAATCATATGATCTGGAACGGAAGGTTCGTAGCATCGTAGACAAACAACAGAGCAACGGCTTTGCCTTTGACCTAATGAAGGGCATGACACTGGAAGCTAAACTTATGGATGAGTTGCACTCTCTTGAAGAGAAGGCTCACGATATGTTTCCACCTACCATTGTAGAGTTAAAGACAAAGACAAAAGAAATACCTTTTAATATAGCAAGTCGTAAGCAGATTGCTGAACGTCTGATGAAGAAAGGGTGGAAGCCTACAAAGAAAACAGACAAAGGCAATGTGATTGTCAATGAGGCAGTGCTGGATACGATTGATATGCCAGAGGCTAAGATGTTCTCTCGTTACTTCCTGCTACAGAAACGTACCGGCCTACTGAAGGCGTGGATACAGGCATGTAGCGAACAGGAACGGGTGCATGGCAGGGTGCTTACCCTGAAGACTATCACAGGTAGGATGGCGCATCACGGCCCAAACATGGCACAGGTTCCGGCAGTGTACAGCCCATATGGAAAGGAGTGTAGAGAACTATGGACAGTATCTAATCCAGAGACGCACCAGCTAGTCGGTACTGATGCCAGTGGTCTTGAGCTTAGATGTCTTGCTCACTACATGAACGATGTCAAGTTTACTAATGAGGTACTAACAGGTGATGTACATACAGCTAACATGAAGGCAGCAGGTCTAAGTAACCGTGACCAAGCCAAGACATTTATCTATGCATTTTTGTATGGTGCTGGTCCTGCTAAGATTGGTAGTGTAGTTGGTGGTAACTCTTCTGATGGACAGAAACTTATCGGAAAGTTTCTGAAGAATATGCCAGCACTTAACAAGCTACGTAAAGATATTGGTACAGTTGCTTCAAAAGGTT